GGTTGGCGGGGGCGGGAAATGGCAGAGTTGTTGATCTTTAATCCATGAGTCTTTTTCGATATAGTGCGGGCGGAGATCAAATACCCCTGTGATTCGCGTCACACCGATGACCCAAATGAAGATCAAAAACGCTATATATATTATGAGGGGTTTTTCAACCTGGGGGGAACCTAAAGGAGGGGGGTTGGTGGAGCGAACGAAGAATGAGTGAGCGAGTGCTTCGCTTTAGCTTCGCACTCTCACCAATACAAACACTTACTTACCAAGTAATAGCGTAGCGTTTAAGCGAAGCTATTACCAACCCCTTCCTAAAACAAACTACTTCACTACGTTACGTAGTTTGTAAAAGGGTTTCCCGAAGTGGTTCTTGTAGCAGCGGAATGTTTCCCTCCAAGGCCGCTTCTTTAGAGTCTTTGCAATTAAGCCTTTCCTGCGGAATTCTTTCCTCCAAGGGAACGCTATTGCACATCTTTTCTTTGTACGTGTTCCCGCGCACCTCTGTATCTGCGCATTCGGGATGAGGGGTGGGCGTGGTTAAAATTGTTGGCGACGAAGCTCGCCGTATCACTTTGCATAATCTTGTCCGCGCCGGTTGTGGCGTCCATGAGGCGATGGAGAAGGTCGGCCGTCAGCGTGGCTGGTATCAGAAGCAGCGGACGTTGTTTCCGGCTTGGGCGGCGCAGGTTGATGAGCTGAGGTTTGCCCGGGGGCCTTTGGGTACGAACAAGTGGGAACGCGACGACCGGGCGATCCATGAGGTTGAGCTGGATTCTAAGGCGGGCGGGTTTGAGCAGTTCTGCAAGGACTATTTGAACACGAAGTTGTTTTGGCACCAGTTGCAGTGGATTGACATTCTGGAGGGCCGGGAGCCGCGTAATCTTCATCCGGCGCAGGTGTACGAACCCGGCGACCCTCGAATGATTATCATCAATACGCCGCCGGATCACGCCAAGTCGATGACCCTTTCGCAGCTTTACGTGGTTTACCTGTTGTGCACGAATCCCGACATCAGGGTGAAGCTGGTCTCGAAGAGCGACCGGCTCGCCCAGCAGTTCATGTACAACATTCAAAGATTCCTCACCCACCCCGACTATGCGAAACTTCAAAATGATTTCGGACCTCCCGAGGGTTACAAGGCGGCTGCCGACAAGTGGCGGGCATCGATGTTGTACCTCGGCGGAAATCAGCGTACCGCTTCTGAAGCCGACCCTAACGTGCAGGCTTTGGGACTTGGTCAGCAGATTTACGGCACGCGGTCCGACGCCCGGGTTTTAAAACTTTGTGCCTCGGACATTGTCCGATCTCATCATTTTGGACGACTGCGTAACTTTGGCGAACGCCCACGAGTACGAGAAACACATTCGCTGGATCTCGCAGGAAGTGAATTCGCGCGGCGGGGCGTACGGCAAAGTGTTGGTGGTCGGTACCCGCGTCGACGGCATGGACCTGTACAAGGCTCTGCGCGAACCGGCCCGGTATCCGAATGGGATCTCTCCGTGGACGTACCTGTCGCAGCCTGCCGTGCTGGAGTATGCCGACAACCCGGATGAGTGGCTGACCCTGTGGCCGTGGTCTGACCGTCCGTGGCCTGGCGGGTTCGACCGCGCCAACCCTGACGGACTGTATCCGCGCTGGCCCGGGTCGCATCTGTCGCACAAGCGCAACACGATGGATTCCCGCACGTGGGGTATGGCCTACATGCAGCAGGACTTTTCCGACGACCAGGTGTTCTCCCCTGAGCTGGTCCGCAAAGCGGTCAACGGTCTGCGTGCTCAAGGGCCTATGCAGGTCGGCGCCCCGGGGCATCGTGCCAAGGGAATGGATGGCCTGTATGTCGTTGCCGGGTTTGACCCTGCGATGACGGGCGACAGTGCGGCTGTGGCTATCGGTTTGGACCGGCACAACGGAATGCGGTACGTGTTGGACGCGGCTGTTAAAACCGGCGCCTCACCGACATGGATTCGCGAAACGATCAAAGAAATGACACACCGTTTGCGGGTTTCTGTCTGGGTCATCGAAAAGAACGCCTTCCAGGGCTTCCTGGTCCAGGACCCGGAACTGAAACTGTACCTCGGCAAAATGGGTGTCATCATCGTTGAGCATTTCACCGGCCGCAACAAGTTTGATGTCGCCTACGGAGTGGCGGCCATGTCGTCGCTGTTCACCAACAATCTGGTTGACATTCCTTCCACGGCGAAAAGCGAAGCGTGTCGGCAGATGTGCGAACAGCTCGTGATCTGGAACCCGGACTCTAAGGGAATCAAAACAGACTTGGTGATGGCGATGTGGTTTGCCGAAATCAAGTGCAAGGAAATCATGCAATCTTCCCTCGCCGCCTCGGTGCTGGGAACACATTTGCCAAACCGCTTTGCAAACCGGCGCCGGAAAGCGCAACAAAGCACAGTGCATCTAGCGGATTTGGCTGCTATTGGGAGTGGGGTGAGCCCGCATGGCTGAAATATCTGCCGATTGGGTGATGCGCCACACAAGGAACATGCAACGCCGTTACCGACAGCGCGACTCTAAATGGTCTGACGTGAGGGCTGTCCGACGTGGCGAGCTAGATATCAATTTCCCCGATCTAGTTTCTGACGCCTTCCCGGAACCCATTGTCACGTTCATCGATCCTACAGCGCGCGACCTCGCGGAGATGCTTGCCCCACTCCCATCATTCAACTGTTCGTCGGTTTCCATGCGCAGCGACGCGGAGCGGAAACGGGCCGACACCCGCACCCGCATCGGTTTGAACTATGTGAACCATTCCCGGCTCGGTGAGCAAATGCTGATGGGCGCGGACCAGTACATCACTTACGGCAACTGTGTCATGTACGTGGAACCGGATTTTAAAGCCAAGCTCCCCCGCATCGTGATTGAGGACGCAACCGGCGGATATCCGGAACATGACCGATGGGGCCGGATTCTTTCGTACACCAAACGTTGGTGGGCCGATGCCGGCGTTCTTGCCGATCTTTACCCCGAATATGCGGATCGGATCACCAACGCTTCCCGCGAGGTATCCGGCGGTGACGAGAACCGCACTGAATTGATCCGCTATTGGAACGACGACGGGCAGACGCTCATCTTCGCAGGCAAACACGCCGGAATTCTAGACTTTGTGCCGAACCGCATTTCGCAGATTCCGATGGTGATCGCCCGCCGTCCGTGGCTTGACTCGCATACCCCGCGCGGCCAGTTCGACGGGATCGTGTGGACAGAACTTGCCGCCGACGAGTTGGCCAAGCTCACATTGGAGATGGCGCAGAAGACCGTCCAAGCCCCGCTGGCCGTGCCGCCTGACGTACAGGAGGTTTCGTACGGCCCAGACGCGGTGATCCGTTCAGCGACGCCGGAGAAGATCCGCCACGTCGGCATGGACGCCTCAAACATGGGCTTCCTTGAAGGTAATGCGCTCGTAGAACAGATGCGGCTGGGTGCCAGATATCCGGCTACCCGCGCTGGTGTTGCCGATGCGTCAATCATTACCGGAAGAGGAGTCCAGGCCCTCCAAGGCGGTCTTGATTCGCAGGTCCAGAGCGGCCAGGAGGTTTTCCGGAACGCGTTTGTTGATCTCATGTCGATTTGCTTCAAAACCGATGAAGTGGTGTGGCCGAATCAGCAGAAGCGTTTTCAGGGAATCGCCGAGGGCATCCCGTACGACGTTGCATACACGCCCAAGCGTGACATTGACGGTAACTATTCCTGTGATGTCACGTATGGCATTGCGTCAGGGATGGACCCGGCCCGTGCAATCGTCATGCTTCTACAGCTCCGCGCGGAAAAATGTTTCAGCCGCGATTTCATGACCCGCCAACTCCCGTTCGAGATCAATATCACCGAAGAAGCTGCAAAGGTGCAGGTAGAAGATACCCGCGAAGCGCTGCTTCAATCGGTGTTCGGATATGCGCAGGCGCTTCCCGCAATGGCAGCCCAAGGCATGGACCCGTCGGAGATTGTCGGAAAGCTCGCCGGGATCGTTCAAGGATTGCAGAAGGGCAAGGCGGTTGAAGATGTTGTTGCAGCCGCGTTCCCTCCCCCAGCTCCTGCCCCTGATGCGCCCCCTGAGACGGCTCCTGAGCCTCTTGGCGGCCCTGGTGGGCCTGGCGGCCCTGGCGGGGCTGGTGGCGGCCCTGGGATGGCTCCTGGCGCTCTTGGTGCTACTGGCTTGATGCAAGGTGTCGCTCCCGGGCAGGCCGGTCAAGCCCCTGGCGGGCGCCCCGATATTCAAACACTGCTAGCCGGTCTGACTGGTGGCGGCAAACCTACGATGTCTGCCCGTGTGCAAAAGCAGCGGCGCGTCTAGAAAGAGGGATCATATGGCTAGGAAGAGTTACGACGGCTACAGCGACAACTGCACATATTCGGGTGCCAGCGATCCGGCTTTGCCGGGTAGGGCTGGCCAGGGCGACGCCGGTACCGTGAATGTGCGCCCCAATTTTGCCAAGTCGAATTCGCAGTCTGAATCCGGCAAGGGTGAGGTTAAGGACCCGAATTGGTCGCCTGGTCGCGGCACCAAGGGCAACGGCACTACGCACCAGAATGTCGACTGATGGTGGATACCGACGAGGAAGACTTCCCCGATCCTGAGTTTGTCAAGGTTATCCGCCCGTACCGTTTTTCGGCGTGGGATGTGGCCGCGATTACCGCAACGGCGGTGTACAACCTGACCGATACGGTTCGCTGCTGGTGGGACCAGTTCTCCGATCTTTGCATTCAACAGGCAATGTTTAAACGCAAGACCAACGACGAGCGGGCATTCAAGTCCTCGGTGGCGAAGGATATCGCGCATCTCTAGTTTGGGGGGGTTATGAGTCAGCCTGGCAATCGTGGAGGCTATCAGCCCCCCCAAAAACCTGCGATGGCGTCCGGTCCGGGTAAATATTCGCAACGCACCGACGGCCAGCCCAAGGCACAACTCCCGGATGCGGCTTACGGCGAACAGAAGACTTACCAGGAATTGCAGAGCGGCGCACCGATGGCTCAGGCTTCCGGCAATATGGCCGCCGCTGCGACTCCGATGCCTGCGGACCTGTCCGGGGTTACTCCGATGACGGCCGGTTCACAGTTCGGCAATGAGCCTGTGACTGCGGGCGCGGATATGGGCGCCGGTCCGGGTATGGGAATTTTGAATCTTCCTCAGCAGACGCCGATCAGCGATAAGGCTCTTGCCGCGCTCGCTCCGATGCTGCCTGCTTTGGAATTGATGGCTACCGCCCCCAACGCTACGGACGAATTCCGTAATTTTGTGCGCGAGGTATTCGCCCGCTCGTAGGGGGATCACATGGGAACTATTCCGGAGTGGATCGGCAAATACTGGGAGAAGAGTCACCGCGCCGTAGCAAACCTGTCCACAGCTCAGCCCAAGTTCGCCGAGGATCTGTGGAATATCGCGTTTTCGTCGGGTACCGAGTCGGAAAAGGACCGGGCCATCAACGCGTGGACTACAACGCTAAACTTCGGCCAGGAACAGTTGGCGAATTTTGGCGGGGCTGCTTCGCCGGTGCTCGAATTTCCCGGCGTCTCGCAGGTCGGCTCGTATCTGGCGTGGATGAACAAGACGGCAATCAACCGGCCGGTTGCTACGGCGGCTCTTGCGGCCGACCAGTTGGACCGAGGTGCAGGCTTTTTCAGCAGCGACACGTACCGCAAAGCTTGGAATGATTCCCTCCACGTTTCGGCAGGGCAGGCGCTTACATACAATGCTGCGCAGCTTACCGGCATCGTGGACCGCGACGACAAGAACTTTGATCCCCGCGAGGCGAAGCAAGAATATTACAACGACTGGTTTTTCCGCACCACGTCCGGGTCTATAGATTTCGCCCTTTCCCTCGTCGATCCGCTGCGCGGCGCTAGCAAGCTCGCCCTTCTCGGCAAGGCACGCCTGGTCGACAAGACGCTGACCGAAGCACAGATAGCCGAAGGCGGGTTGGAACGGCAGACGCTGGGAAAGAATGCGGTACGCGGCGATTCTTATCTAGACGTTGGCACTGTCGCTCCGCGGGTGCAGAAGCTTTACAAGCAGGCACAGGCCCTCGACGAAACCACGTTCAACCGGCTTTACTTCAACCAGTATACGTACGGCGGGGTCGTCTCTACCGCATTGTCGGCTGCTGCCAAGACCGGCGACATCAACATGTTTTCTGATGTCATCATGGCTTCGCGTGGCTCGGCCGATGCAACCGCCCGCATTGCCAGTTCGCCCGGCGGTGCTTCGCTCGCAAATGCTATCGGCACGCAACGCAATGCTTTCAACATGGCCGATGTGGTGGACCGGTCTGCCGATGATGCGCACGCTTTGCAAATGTCGGATGCGCGTAGGCAGTCCGCCGAGGATGCGTGGATCGACCAGGTGCAGCTTGGCTCTCCTGACGGCACACCCGAATTCGGCACCTTGGCAAACACTGACAGTGCTCTGCTCGGCAAGGGTACGCCAATCGTGCGCCCGTTGTACGACTCGTTCCGCGAGGGCATTCACCAGTACGGCAGTGGAGCGTATTCGCCGGTTCAGATCGCCCCGTGGAAATCTGCCTGGTTTGATTCGATGCAGCCGGACAGGATTGCCCGCAACGCGGTTCGTATCGCTAGCTCCTCGCGCGGCTACGCCTCGCATTTGAATGTCAACCTTATCGGATCGTACCGCGAATTCCGGGCCAACCTCGAACGCGCCGGTTCATATGTCGACGACGAAACCCGCAACACGTATGTGACCGCGTACATGGCTGCCCTGACGGCAAACGAACGCGCCCGCATCGCCGGTATTGCCGACAACTTCGTTATAGGCCGGATCGCGTCTGAGCACGGTATGACAAAAGACGAGGTTCAGCGGCTCATGCGGGATGCGTCTTTGCGTCGGCAAAACTTTCGCACAATGCTAGGGGCTCAGCAAAAGTTTATCCCGGACCAGTTCCAACGCCGTGCCGATGCTTTGCTCCGCGATGGTGCGATTGAGGAATCCCGCAAACTACAGGAGCTTGTCAAGCACTACAAAGAGCAGATCAAGGCTGGCACCATGCCCGCCTACGCAGACTTTTCCATCGACTATCGCGGCCGTCTCGTTGTCGCCCCGCGTGTCGATGTCGAAAACCCGATCCTCACCTCACAGGTTGCCGACTATCTTCCGATGGTTGACTACAGTGCGTTCAACCGGGCGGTACAACGGTTTGCCAAGCCGCGCCGGACAATTGAACGCTACGACTCGGACCAGGTGCGTATTGCGAACGGCGAAAAGCCGGTCTACAACATTTCACCAGAGCGGTACAAGCAGGCAAAGTCTGACAGCCGTATTTCTGCGGTGACCGGCACGTTCAACGACGTTTACGATGCCCTCAACCACGTGTGGTCTGTTGCGGCGGTTCTCCGCCCGGCCCAAACGTTGCGGACTCTCGCCGATGACGGTATGCGTTCGCTGACAATGATTGGCATGATGCCGACGATTGTTAACGGCTCGGTCGGCCTTGGCCGTATCGGCTACCGGCTGACCCGTTCCGGTACGACGTGGATTCAAAACCGGCAAGTGTTTTCTTCGGTGCGGGCTGCTTTCGGCAAATCGCATCACGAAATCAATGTCGGCGAAATCCATGCGGGCAATTCGGCTTCGGACCTGCCTTCGGAATCTGAGGGTTTCTTCAACTACATTGATCCAGAAACGCGGCTGGCTCCGAATGTGATGGGCGATACCAGCAAATATGATTCGCTGGAGTCTGCCCTTGTTGACGGCCAAATCGATCTGGCAACCTATGTGGACTTTGTTCCTTGGGCTGCCCGGCAGGGGCGGGTACCGCACGACCTTGAAGCCCTGGTGGAAGAATTTGCAGGCGGCCTACGCGGTCACGGGGCTCCAGCCATTGGCCGGTTCCGCACCGACGCGGCAACCTTTGCACTCGACCGTATGGGCAAGATTACCAACTACGACCGCAAGGCTGTTATCGCTCTGGCTACCTATGCGTTGGATCAGACCGGCCGTGCTGCTTTCGCCAATCCGCGTTGGCAAGCCGAGGTTGCCGAAGCTGTGAACAGTCTGCGTTGGCGGGATGATGCGCGGCGTAGCAGGGGTCTGGTTGTTCATCCGTTTGAAGATGACATCAAGTCGGTTACCGGCAGACGCGCTAGCGAGCAGTACGAATTCTATACGCACACATATTTGCATCCGAACCCTGAAACGAAGATGTTCGACGACCACGACGGCATTCACGATTTTGTTGCCGACAATCTAGACAAGTTTTTGGCGGGCGGCTACCGGCTCCATTTGAATCACGCGTCGGATGGCCGTATCCGTTTGTCGGTTGTCCGTCCGAAGGACATGCCTAAACCGTTTGTTGAGCGTTTGTCGGCACGGGACCGGCGTCAGATGGCGGAGGGTTTGAAATCTCGCGGCTCGGCGGGTTTGCGTTTTGTTTCCGGTCACGGCCGTGTCGAAATCCCGGGCTCGTTTACCGGCACCGACGGCGATTTTGCCCGGACTACGATTTCTTCTTCCAACGCCCCATATTCGACGGTCCGCGCTCACCGCAACGCCGAACGTGCCGTGTTGAAAAACAATAGCGTTTCACGCCACGACGCGGAAGCATTCACTAAAGACGAGTCCGGTAACCGGGTTCCGAACAAGAACTATGATCCGTCGTGGGAACGTACCGTCAACGACCAGCTTGCTAATGATTTGGTGGCACGCCAGTTTTTGAAGGGACGTACCGAGGCTCAGGTTATGGCGTGGCTGGATTCCGACGACCCGCAAGCGCTGCGCTACCTCAACGACCGTCCCCGTACCGGGTTCACCACCGACGACCATGTGACGACCGTTCGCGCCCTGGTGGACTACTACCTGCCCCCTACGGCCGGACAGCCGCTCAGGGACAAGGTGCTACGGCAGGAAGCTACCGGCACAGAGTTGCGGGCTGCGATCGATCCTGAGTTGCTACCACCGGTGAACGGCCAACTCACGGCAACGTCGCTGGGTGTCCACCCGGCACAGCAGTGGGTTTCTAAAGCGCTCGACAAGTGGTTTGACGTGATGCAAAACAAGCCGTCTGACTTCCTGGTCCGTTACCCGTTCTACGACACCCGCTACCGTGGCTATTTCAATCCGCTGTTTGACAATTATGTGAAGCAGTTGCGCGGTTCGCAGATTTCGCAGACGGAGGTTGAACGCCTGGCCCGGATGGCCCGTCAGAAGGCCATGGACGACACGCAGCGCTATTTGTACGATGCGACGTTCCGTACCGATGCGGCTAAGGCTTTGAGTGCTGTCATGCCGTTCTCCAACGCGGTTGCTGACAGTTTGTTCAAGTGGTCGAAGATTTTCCGCGAAAAGCCGTTGGAGACTATCGCTAACTGGAATCTGGTGTACAACTGGCCAGAGCGTTCCGGCATCGTCTACGACCAGGACGGCAATTCTTTGCACTATGACGACGGTCGCGAGGTTTGGCATTCTGTCCTTGACGATTCGGTGATGGCCGACCAGGTGGAGGATGCTGACGGTAATTTGGTCGACGCCAAGCATGACAAGTATGTGGCGTTCCAACCTCCGTCGTGGATTGCCGATAAGCTGCCCGGCGGTTTGAAACTGGTGTCGTTCAACAAGTCGAGTTTGACTACCGCCATCTTTGATCCGGCTGTGAACGCGGGTCCGCTGATCGCATATCCGGTGAACAGGTTTGCGCTGTACAAGCCGGAGGTCGGCGATAATAAGTTTATCAAAACGTATGTGTTGCCGTTCGGTCCGACCGACGACGGTTCCAAAATTCTTCTCCCTGGCCTTATCCGGGCGGCAAGTAACTGGTATAGCGAGGACTATCTCAAGGCTTCCAGTTCGGCGATGGCAATCTTCCAAACCCAGTTGACTGATATCCAAAAGGGTGCACGTACGGTGCCGCCGAGTCTCGACGAGGCTGTTTCGCAGGCCCGGCATGAGCAGGTTCTACGGTTTTTGACTTCTGCCGGTTCGCCGATCTCGTTCCAATACAACTCGCCTTACAAGCCGTATGCCGACATGTATTCGCAACTGCTGCGCAAACACAGCGGCGACAGCAACAAGGCCATGGAAGAATTCCGGACGGTTGCCGGTGACGAGTACGCATATTTCGCGGCCAGGGTCACCAAGTCAAACATTGCCCTACCGGCGACGTTGGACGGCTACAAGAAGTTCCAGGCGAAGCGGGACATGATTGCAAAGTTTCCCGACCTTGCCGGGCTGATCACTGGCGGCGACGGTTCGGGTAGTTTCTCGAAATCGGTTTACGAATGGGAAAAGCGTCAAACGTACGACCCGTCGGGTAAGCCGATTCGTGAAGAGATGACCATCGTGGATTCAATCGACGAGGTGGAGAAGCGGACCACGTGGGACAACTTTACCAAGTTCAACGCCCACATTCAGAACGACCTGTCCCGCCGCGGCCTGCATTCTTTGAACAATGACGGCGCCGAGGATTTGAAAGCCGCCCTCGGTTCGTGGGTCGAGTCGCACATGCACCGCCGTAATCCGTTCACAGGTCAGATAGAAGTTAGCCCGTGGTATGAGGATTATCGTTCGATCAACGGCGCCAGAACTGAAAGTTTGCTGACGCAGATGCGCCAGATTTTGGTTATGCGCCCGGAGTGGATTGGTGCACGGCCTGAGCTACAGGGGCTCGCCCAATATTTGAATGCGCGCGACGATGTGAAACGGGCCATGACCCGCTACGGCTATTCGAGCCTGGGAACGCAGGAAGCGGAATGGTTGCAGGATCAGTGGCAGGCCCAAGTGTTCGGTTTCAAGCAGCGCAATCCGGCGTTTGGGCAGGTGTACGACCGTTGGCTTTCTGGCGACAAGTTGACGGCTGAGGGTTTAGCGGCGGAGCAAATCATTGCCATGCTCGACGGTCAGGACGGAGGGGGCGCAGTTGGCGATTAACGATCCGTCTAAAGCCGCATACGAGAAAGCCATGAGCCAGCTCGAAAATGCTATTACGGCCTACCAGACGAGCCCCAATGTTCAAAACCTGATCGCCTACTACGAGGCTCAAAACGCGGTCCGGGCGGTTGCATACACGCAGGAAACCCAGTCGTTGAAGGCTTCGGGTATTACGGCACAGACGTTGAAGGACGCGGCGGAAAAGCTGCGTCCATCAACCGGCGAACCAGTCTCCGGCATGTACTTGGGTTATGCGCAGACTCTTATTCCGCAGCTTCGGCAGGCGATGTCGGCTGGTGGTAAGAGTCCGGAACAGTCTGCGGCTTTGGCTCAAGCTTTGGAAGCTGCACAGCAGTATGTTGAGTCGGCGACGGCAAGGATTGAGCAGGAAGACGACCAGTTTGCCGACCAGTATTCGGGTATGACGGGGCAGCCTGCTCCGCCTGGCCAGTTCTCGAATGCGCAAACTATCAACCAGGCCCCGACCCCGCAGCCGTCTGATCCGAAGTTTTCTAGCGGTCTGGGTCCGGAGACGCCTTTCGGCAGTCCGCCACGTGATCGCCGTACACCGAATGATGTTGCCGACCCTGCGCATTCTGTCCGTGGCGAGCGCGGCGGTACACCCGATGTCCCTACGGGTATGGGTCCGCAGCTTTTCAACAGCCCGTCTACCATTCGCCACGAGAAGCCTGCTAAGCGGTCCAGGATCAAGCGTGGCGGCCTAAACCCGGATACTGAGGCTCAGGGTATCTACATTCAGCCGTTGCCCGCATATGCGCCGTGGGAAGCACAGCTGGCGGGTAACAAGCTCGGCGATACGACCGGCCCTGCCAATGGCAACGACATGCTTCCCGGCAGCAATCCCCAAAAGGCTGTTTCGGCGGATTCGGTTGAGGCTGCCCAACGTGCGGGCGACGGCGCGGTCGTCCCCAGCAACATGGAGCAGGGCGTTTTCAAGTCTGGGTATTGGTTTGGCGGCAACAAGGGCGCGGTCCACTCTGGCGCCCTGGTGTTCATGGGCTATCAGACCCGCAACACCAAATATATCGACGAAAACAATCCACGGTTCGGTACACAGATTGTGGCCACAAAGACGCCGATCTACCAGTCGGTCGCCGGGTTGACGTATGCGCTCGGCAAGGAAGGCTTTCCTAGCATCGCCTCATATCAGAAGGCTATGGGTTTGGCAGTCACCGATCGGCTGAATCCGCAAACGGTCAAGGCGTGGAACGAGACGCTGATGATCGCGTCAATCAACACTGCGTCGAACTATCCGACAACGGTTCAACAAGCTATGGCGTTGCAGATCAATGCCGCCAACCAGATGATTAAGGCACAGCGTGCGTCAATGGCAGCCTCATACCGGGTGGACCCTACCGCGTCGGCTGCAATTCTCGGCAGTGCGATGAAGCAGGTTACCGGCCGGTTGTCGAATCCCGCCGAGGACTCCGAATTTCATCGGGCGTTCAACTCGGCAAACATTTCGTCGCAGGGCAAGGTTGATGCGCAGCAGTTCGCCCGTGACTGGGTTCGCGGCAAGTATCCGACGGAAGCCGGAACTATGGCAGGCCAAGACTATTACGGCGCCATGTATGACGTGTTGACCGCTGGTCCGGGTTCGTTGGGTAGTGAGGCGGCGGACATCAATGGCTAAGAAGGAAGCGAAGCTAGACGAAACCACGTTTGCTGCACAGCTCGGCTATGCGGCGAGTTTCTTCTACCAGGACGCCGAATTGAAGGCACTGTTGAAGCAGGCAGTGAAGGAGTCGTGGACTACCGACAAGTTCAAAGGCAAGTTCATGGCGACCAAGTGGTACCGGTCCCATTCCGAAAATGAGCGCCGGTTTTCTGAGTTGGAGAAACGCGACCCGGCAACGGTCAGTGCAGAGATCGCAGCGCAGAAGGCGAAGCTTTCAGACCAGTTCACCCAAGCTGGTATTAAGATCGACGATGCGCGCCTGAATCAGATTGCCCGCCTGACGCTCATGTACGGTTCTTCGCCGGAACAGGTTCAAGACATGATCGCGGCCGAATTCAAATACACACCTGGTGATACTGCGGGTGCTGTTGCCGATACCGAAATGCAGGTGCGGTCGCTGGCCCGTGACTATGGTGTCGATTTCAACGATCAGCAAATGTCGGAGTGGATCGGCGGCGTCATTTCTGGCGAATACACGATCCAATCGTTGCAGGACTTCGCCCGTGACAGTGCGCGTTCAAAATATATGGGCTATCAGAAGCAGATCGACGCCGGTATGACGGTTCGCGACATTGCCAGCCCGTACCTGTCCTCGTATGCGCGGGTGTTGGAAACTGATCCCCAGAATGTTGATTTGAACAATCCTTTGCTCCAGAAGGCGTTGCAGGGCAGCATGGACAAGCAGGGGCAGGTTGTTCCGCAGACGGTTTACGAGTTTGAAAAAACGTTGCGTCGTGACCCGCGCTGGTTGAAGACACAGAATGCCCGCGACAGTATGACCAATCTGGCTTTGCGTATCGGCCAGGACTTCGGGCTAGTGGGGTGAGCACATGACACACCCTTACAAAACCCCGGCTGGACCCCCTCACGCGCACTACGGCGGCGAGACACGGCCAGCGAACGCGGCACCCGGCACGACCCCCGACCCGCCACCGGACACGCCCGTCTACGACGAATCCGCGTACACGTTCCTGACAGCGATGTTGCAACAGTGGGATCTGGCCAGTCTGGCACCGACCGTCTTGCAGCTCCTCCAGGACGGCTACACGACGGAGGCTATCCCGATCCTGTTGCAGGACACCTCGGCGTACAAGCTCCGGTTTGCGGGCAACGAGGAACGGCGGAAGGCCGGTCTTCCGGTTCTGGCACCTGGCGAATATCTGTCAGTGGAAAAGTCTTACCGCAACATTATGCAATCGGCCGGCCTTCCCCGTGGATTCTACGACGATTATGCAGACTTTGCGGGTTTCATCGGCCGTGACGTTTCGCCGATAGAAGTTCAACGGCGAGTCGATGCGGCAATTACCACGTCAAACAATGTCGATCAGATGTGGGCCGACCAGTTCCAAGATTTTTACGGCGTCGACCGCAACCATTTGGCGGCATACTTTCTCGACCCTGAACGTGGCATGGATGTCATCAACAAGGCGATGCGCGGTACAACGATTGCGTCTGCTGCCCGTGGTCTCGGCGTGAACGTGAACCAGTCGATGGCCGAGCGTTTCGGGGCTGCTGCCGATGCCGACAACTATCAGCGTCAGGCTGCACAGTTTGCCGATTTTGCCCGCACGGGCGGCAAGCTTGGCCAAATCTACGGCACAGATTACACAACGGAGATGGCAGGCGAACAGGTGTTCTCGAACAACACTGCGTTTGCTGACCTGTTGAGAAAGTTGGCTAATCGCGAAGAGGGGGAATTCAAGCAGGGTTCCGGTGTCGGTGATACTGCTTTGAAAACCCGCGCACAGTACTAGCCCCTTAAACGTCCTCACCGGTATCCAGGTCCGGCAACACGGGTTCGAGCCCCGTGGGGGACGCTCCAACATTCCCATACCCGCAGGGATTTGTTGCGTATCTGAAGTCGGGTAGACAGAAGCCACAGCGCTTTCCCCAGTGTGTTGTGTGGTCTGTACGAACATTAGAGATGGGTGGAGCCTTTATGGCAAATCAGTGGGACCTCGCTAATCTGAACTTTGACGACGATGACGACGACGGTCCGAATGGCAACAATCCACAGGATGGTGTCAAGAACCTTCCGAAGGGTTTGCGTACTCAGCTTAAGGCGATGCAGGACCAGAACAAGGTTCTTGCGGAGAAGCTGGCGGCTTATGATGCGCAGACTCGGGCTAAGAATATTGAGTCGATTGTAACTGAGCGGAAGTTGAGTCCGAAGGTTGCTCGTCTCATTCCGAAGGATCTTGAACCGACGACGGATGCCGTGGGTAAGTGGCTGGACGAATTTACGGATGTTTTCGCCCCACCCCCGGCCGACGAAAATAATGTGGATGCTGACGGAGACGAAGACGCAAGCAATACTGTTGACGCTCTCCAGAGGATCGCCCGTGCGCAGAGTGCTTCGATGCCGCCTACCAAGGCTGTCGATCTTTTGGCGCAAATCAATGACCCCACCATGACGCCTGATAAGCTTATGAAGCTGATTGTGAATGAGGGTGGCGGTTACGGTTAAGGTTGAATGATGGGGGTTCCTCCACACCTTACCCAAGTTGGAGTGTAAGAAATGGCTAATGCTTTTTCGAGCACGTCAACGACCGGGGTTAATCTCGTACAGGCCGCATATGACCGACTGGTGGAATTCGCTCTCCGGAGCATGCCGACCTATCGTTCGGTTGTAGATAAGCGTCCTGTGCAACAGAGTATGCCAGGGTCGAGTGTCGTGTTCCAGATTTACCAGGACCTAGCGCCGGTATCTACGCCTCTTTCTGAGATTGTAGATCCCGATGCTGTGGCCCTGCCCGCAACCACAACCATTTCCGTTACCTTGCTGGAATACGGTAATGCGACTCTGGTTACGCGGAAGCTGCGCCTTCTGTCTCTGTCGGATGTTGATCCGGCCACGGCAGATATCCTCGCTTTCAATATGGTGGATTCCCTTGACAGGCTCATTATGAATGTGGCCCTCGGCGGTTCCAACGTACTTGGCGAGAATGGCGGCGCAATGAAGCTCGGTGGCGCGTTCTCCCGGACTGCGGTTGTCGATACTGACACCTTCAAGAGCCGGAACGCTCGTGCCGCTGTTGCTCAACTGAGGGGGCGTAATGCTCTGCCTCGGATGGAAGACCTGTTTGTCGGCTACATTCACCCTGACGTGAGCTATGACTTGCGTTCGGAGTCGAATCTTGCCGCGTGGCGTCCTCCTCACGAGTATTCCTCGGCTGGCAACATTTGGGCTGGTGCTATCGGAGCATATGAGGGCACGCATATCCCTTCGGGGATTACGTTTGTTTACGTGGTGGATTGAAACCCCTCGTGCCTACTTCTTCAACGATGGCAACGGCGCTGGTCCTAAGACCAACGTGTATCGCACTCTGATTTTCGGCCGCCAGGCGCTTTGTGAGGCCGTGGCCGAAGAGCCGCATACTGTCATTGGTCCCGTGATTGACAAGCTCATGCGTTTCCGCCCCATTGGATGGCTCGGACTGCTCGGTTGGAACATCTACCGGCAAGAATGCCTCCAGCGGATTGAAAGCGCATCGAGTCTGCGCCCGGCAAGCTAAACGTTCGGGGAACAATCCTTCACACCACGTGGAGGGTTGTTCCCCAACCATGTTCGGAGGTCACATATGAAGGTACTGATCGGGCCGACGTATGAGGAAAACCTTTGGACAAACGACCGTCTGCTGTCCCGCTACCGGCAAACCCGTGGCATAACCCTTCTTGTGAAAGACGCCGTTGTTACACAGGTCACCTACCCGTACAACGACGATCTGATCAACGGCGGCTGGGACTATATCTACATGGGCGGCCACGAATACCCGTTGACAGATGTTGAAGTGACAATTCTTACTGACGCCGGTTATGGCGCCTACATTCATGACGTTTAGGAGACATCATGGCTAACTGGAATGACGTTCCCGCTGTGGATGAGCCGCGCCGCAATGCTCCGCCGGACATCCCGCAGCCCGGTACAGGTGTCGGCAACCCTGGCTCGTACCCGTTCGGCCCTGGCAATGTGCAAGACCACGGCGACGACGAAGGCCATTGGGCAAAGGACGGCAAGTAGATGGAGAAAAAGTTTCCCGCACTTCGGGCGGCCAGTCGCGCAGTTGTCAAATCGGAGGGCATTCTACGGCCTCGTGCCGGGAAGGTTTTGGCATCGTCGCCGCATCGCACGTTCCCGAAGGCAAAAGCGCAGCATCGGAATACGCAGGGTAAAGGCGGAAACTACTGATGACTTTGTGCAACAAGTGCGGATCTCACTGTGAAACGTTCGGTGATTGTATCCGCAACAAGGGTTTGAGTATCGGCTACTGTCGTTCGGCGGCCGGTATTGACCGTACAGCGGATAAGGCATGGAATTCGGAATTGGCTTTGTACGCCAACGCACGCGGGCAGGGTATCCAGCCGGAGGGTACGCAGACGGCACAGATCCGGGCTGCTCTCGACGCGTCGGATAAGTCTGGTATCGCCTTCAACGCCGGGGAGGTCTGATGGCAAGAGCACAGGCCGCGCTGGCGCCTACTATTTGTGTGATCTCGTCGCCTGCCAACGGACAGACTTTCCCCGCCGGTATGGGCGGCACAACGACGCTGGCTGTCACAGGTACCACCGACCCTGATACGGCCGTCTCCGTGGCTCTCAGCCCGTCTGCCGGGGGTTCTCCGCTCACCACCACGTCTACCGGCAGCGGCGCGTGGACGGTAACCACCACAGGTGTTCCGGTCGGCGACTACACGATCACGGCCACGGCCGGTGTCACACCCGACACGACCGTTTCAGCGGCGGTGACCGCACATGTGATCGGGGCAGTCTTTCCCGGCAACCAGGCCCACGACCCCGGGCCGATGGAACTTGCCGCTAACTGGCTCGCCGGAACTATCACCGATTTCAGCCAGGCACCCGTACTCACGTTTGATGACGCCATGTGCCGCTACCTGAATTCGAGCCTCGCCAACGGCGGGGTAATCGCCGCATTGAACAAGTGGGCTGGTATCACCGATCCGCAACTGTATGTTTCGCAAAACGACGCCTTGAATCGGGTTGCCGCGTTGAACGGTGTACCGGGTATTCCCAATCTTGACGATGCGACGGCGCTTTGGCGAATCTGTCAAAAGCTTTACCCGTAGGGGGTGGTTGGTATGGCTGGAGAAGCTGACGAAGGCGCCCTCACCGTAACCGGTATTGTTGACGAAGTGGTAGACGCCCTGCACGGCTATACCCGCGACCAGGATCAGGTTACCGAACTTGCGAATTCGATGTCTGACACAGATACGGTGTTCAAGGTTGCCGAAGCGCCACAGGTGAACCGTGGCCTGGTAGAAATCGACGATGAACTGATTTACGCGATGATAGTCGACAGCAACGGCAACGGACGTACTTTTACGTGGGGTCGCGGCCAGCAAGGATCTTTGCCCGCACCGCATGCGGTCGGCGCAAAAGTAACCATGGCACCCCTCTATCCACGTCAGCGGGTACGCGGTTCGATCTTCTCCACCCTACGAGAAATGCATCCCGACATTGCCCCGATTGTCGATACGACGATCGATGTCAACATTACCCGCACCAACTATCCGATGCCCGCCGACTGCTATCACATTCTTCAAGTGCAGTGGAATCCGCCTGGCCCTTCGCAAATGTGGAAGAACGTCAAACGGTGGCGGCAAAACAAGATCGGTGCCGGAATAGAGCTGGAGCTGCTTGGCCCGGCGTGGCCCGGCCCTGACCGTTGCCGCATCATGTATATGAGATCTTTGCCTACCGCGTTGACTGCGAATCAGGATTTGTCT